TATATTTACGGTAAACACTACTTACCGCACGATGCGAAGGCGAAAACACTAGCAGCAGCGGGTAAGTCGGTTATTGAGCAATTAGCAGAGTTCTTAGGCATTAACAACATGGCTATAGTGCCGGACTTGTCGGTGCAAGACGGGATTCAGGCGGTTAGACAAATGCTGCCAATGTGTTGGTTTGATAGCGAACGAACGCACGATGGGCTTGAGGCACTAAGACAATATCAGCGGGAATACGACGAGGATAAGAAAGCGTTTAGGCAAACACCGAGGCATGACTGGACGAGTCACCCAGCAGATGCTATGAGAATGTTAGCGATTGCTTGGAGGCTAGAGCCAAAGGTTAAGCCACCGGATGTTGAGAAACCGTTAATGGTCGGGCCAGAGAACACAGTAACTTTAAATGATATGTGGGCAACCCACACAACACAACGGAGTAGAAGATTATGAGTGGCGTATCAAATCCTTATCGTTATATGTACGAACACGTTGCAGCTAGTCAAACCGCACAGGTTCTAGGCGGCACAGGCGCAATTGGTGACTACTTGCACCGAATCATCATTACTGTGGCTACAGCTGCCACTTCAGTTGTTCAAATTGTTGATGGCACAGGCGCAGGCATCTTGACACACACAATTCTGCCAAATATTGTCGGTGGTGGCGTGGGTGTGTATAACGTCGAGCTAAACGCAGTCAGTCAAAACGGTGCTTGGAAGATTACAACTGGCGCTGGTTCTGAAGTTATGGCGGTAGGCATATTCTCAGCATGATCGTAGCGTCGGTCTTACGGTCTGGTGGAGACTTTGAGCCGCAGCACGTTTATAAGCTGCAAAGAATGTGCGCTAAGTACCTACCTCCGCATGAGTTTGTGTGCCTGTCTGACGTTGAACTAGAGTGCGAAACCATCCCTTTGCTGCACGATTGGGTTGGTTGGTGGGCAAAGATGGAGTTGTTTCGGCTACCGAGTGCGCTGTATTTTGACTTAGATACCGTCATTATTGATGACTGTACTGAGATGATTGAGGCGGCAAAGAAACATGATTTTGTGATTATGCGTGACGTTTACAGGGGTCAGTTCAACCCGAAAGCGATGCAGTCGAGCATGATGTATTGGAGTAAACCCGTAGATTTATACGATAAGTTTGCAGATTTACAGATGTACGCAGCTGGTGGCGATCAGTCTTACATCGAACATCACATGAAAGACAAGGTAACGTATTGGCAGGACATTACAGACGGAATTGTAAGTTTTAAGGCTGATGTGCTACCGAAAGGGCTAGACGATGCCAAGGTTGTGATATTCCACGGCAAGCCTCGTCCGTGGGAACAAACAAGGATACCGTATGAAATTGGTTGAAGGCTGGCAAGTTCCCGATATTGACGAGTGCTGTTTGCCAGCAATCTTGTCTGAGCTGCCGGATTTGAATGTGAGCTATACCCACATGAACCAGTTTCGCACCGTCATTCAGGCAGGCGGCAATGTCGGGGTTTATCCTGCTGCGATGGCAGGGCAATTTGAGCGTGTCATTACAGTCGAGCCTGATACGCTTAATTATCAATATTTGCTATTGAATGTCGCAGGCCACGACAACATTGAGCATCATTGGGCAGCATTTGGTGACAAACACGGCACAGCAGCGGTCGATCATCCGTATCCTGAGAACATTGGGGCGCATCAGTTAAAGGCAGGCAACGATATTAAAGTCATGCCAATTGATGCCCTAGAGGTAGACGATTGCGACTTTATTCAACTAGACATTGAAGGTTACGAGCACCTGGCTATCTTGGGCGCTGAACAGACAATTAAGAGAACGTATCCAGTTATCACGCTTGAGCTGAAAGGCTTGGGCAGTCGCTATGGGTACACCGACGAGGACACAATCAACTTACTCCAAGATTGGGGCTATGAGATTGTCGGGCGGGTAAACCGTGACGTAATTTTTGCGAGAATGTAATGGATTTTCAATATCAAACAGATAATGAAAAGCAAAAGATGCTTGCTCAATTTTTGCAAGCTCAAGAACAGGCACGAAAAATGGTGCAGCCAACAGATATTCCTCTTGGCATGGAACAAGATGCAATGCAAGGCGATTCAGTTGCAAACATGATGAACCCTAATATCCAAATGATTGGAACTGGTGGGTTTGGTAACAACATTGCATCAGGTTTTGGGCAGATAAGAGGCAATATTCCTGTTGGTGAAAACACTACAATTAGTCCGTATGCGGGCGGCGCTGGTGCGGTTGGTTCGCCAGGCGGTCAACGTATGGGGATGTTTATGCCGCAATTTGGCGTCAATCTCACGCAAAAATACTAAGGTATCAAAATGGAAGCATTGACTGGCGTTCAAAAATGGCTGAATACGATCAGTCAGTACGACAACGAGTTTAAGAAATGGGAAGGTCGAGCAACTAAGATTGTTAAACGCTATCGTGATGACAACCGCAATCAGAACACTAACGAAACGGCTAAATTCAACATTCTGTGGTCAAACGTACAGACGCTGATCCCTGCCGTCTACGCTCGATTGCCAAAGGCTGATGTTGCTAGACGCTTCGGGGATAACGATCCAGTTGCCCGTGTAGCAAGCCAACTAATTGAACGTGCCTTGGACTTTGAAATCGAGCATTACACCGATTTCAGATCAACCATGCGACACGCAGTTGAGGATAGGTTCTTAGGTGGTCGAGGCGTTGCTTGGGTGAGGTACGAGCCGCACGTTCGGGCGCAAGATGAGCCAGAGGACGGATTTCAGGTAACTGAGGACGTTGACGAGCCGAACGAGAGTAATCAGCAAGTCAAGACTGCGATGCCTGGCATTGATGGCGCTATGGGCATGGAAGCCGAACCGCAAGAGGAAATTGAGTACGAGTGTGCGCCAACGGACTATGTGCATTGGAAGGATTTTGGACACTCAGTCGCTAGGACATGGGAAGAAGTAACGTCTGTCTGGCGTTGGGTGTACATGACTAAAGAAAGCCTTGCCGAACGCTTTGGCGAGAAAATGGCTAAAAAGATTCCCCTAGATGCAGGGCCAGAAACAAACAAACAGTATTCAACCCAATCCAAAGACTTCACAAGAGCTAAGATTTGCGAGATTTGGGACAAAGAAAGCGGCAAGGTCTACTGGTTGAGTAAAAGTTGCCCAGACATTCTGGATGAGCGTGACGATCCGCTAGATTTAGAGAATTTCTTTCCGTGTGCGAAACCTTTGTACGCGACGATGACAAGCGACACCTTAGTACCGATCCCTGACTTTGTGCTGTATCAGGATCAAGCCAACGACCTAGATATTTTGAGTGATCGCATCGACGGCATGATTAAGGCTTTGCGTGTGCGTGGGGTCTACGACGCATCACAGCCTACCTTGCAACGTCTTTTGACCGAAGGTGATAACAACACACTCATCCCTGTTGATAAGTGGATGGCGTTCTCTGAGAAAGGCGGTTTAAAGGGGTCAATTGATCTGCTGCCGTTGGATACTTTATCGAACGCTTTACTGCAATGCTATCGGGCGCAAGATGAAATCAAACAAACAATCTATGAAATCACAGGTATTAGTGACATTATTCGGGGACAAGGCGCAGCATCCGAAACCGCTACGGCACAACAAATCAAGGGGCAGTATGCTGGTTTGCGTTTGCGTTCAATGCAGGAAGATGTTGCCTTGTTCGCAAGCGAGCTATTTCAATTAAAAGCACAAGTTATTTGCACTAAGTTTCAGCCGTCTACGATTCTCCAGTACGCAGCTGCCCAAGCAATGCAACCCGCCGATCAAGCGTTAATTCCGCAAGCGTTGATGTTGTTGCAAGACAAGCCTTTAAGGTCATTCCGGATTCAGGTCGATTCGGACAGTCTTGTTCAAATTGACGAAAACCAGAACAAACGTGATCGGGTTGAGTTCTTGCAAGCAATGGGTGGGTTCTTGACACAAGCGTTGCCAATGGGTCAACAAGCGCCAGAGTTAGTGCCAATGCTTATTGAACTGGTCAAGTTTGGTGTAGGCGCATACAAAAAAGCTGCACCGATTGAGGGTACGATTGACCAAGCTATGCAAGAATTGCAGATGAAACAGCAGCAAGCATCACAACAGCCACCACCACCGAATCCAGAGGTGATGAAGATGCAAGCAGAGCAGCAGTTTGAACAGATGAAGATGCAGGCTCAAGCACAGTCTGAACAGATGAAAATGCAGGCCACAGCGCAAGCCGATCAAATGCGAGTGCAGGCAGATGGGCAGATTGCTCAAGTTAAAGCACAGGCTGAAATGCAAATTGCACAAATGAAAATGCAAGCAGATGCAGCGCTTGAGGCGCAAAAGTACGAGCATATGCAAGCCATGAAACAAGCTGAACTCGATCATGCAGAACGATTAGAGCATTGGAAAGTTGAACTTGAGCAGGCAACCAAGATTACGGTGGCAAGGATTGCGGCTAACCCTGGCTTTGATATCCCATTACTCGAGGCGCAAGAGGCTGCAAGTCAAAAAGTTACAAGAGAACTTGGCGATAATTTGGCTATGGCAATGGGCAAAATGAACGAAATGCACACCAATATGGCAGACATGATCGGTCAGACAATGAACCGCATCGATGGCGCTGTTGGTGTAATGGCTGCACCGAAGAAAATTATTCGTGGCGCAGACGGGAGAGCCGTGAGGGTTGAGCTTGCATGAACGGTTACTGGGATACCGGAACGTGGGACGATGCGACATGGGATTATGTGCCTGTCATCGTCGAGATGGATATGCACGATGGCGGTAAACGCAAGAAAGAGGAAGATGCTTACCGCAAAGCAGAGGCAGACAAGGCAAAAGCAAGGCGAGATGAGGTTTTAGCGTTATTTGAGCAAATAGTTGAGGGTAAACCAAGGATTGCAGAGGAAATTGCAGAACCGTTTGTCATTGAGGCCACAGCGCAAGCACTAGGCGTCATTGATTACGATGCAATGTTGGCTGACTTAGATCGAGTAAACAGGATTTACAACGAATACATAGAAATGGATGATGAGGACGTTTTAGCCCTGATATGAAGAAAACTTACATATACGTTAACGGAGAACTAGTTGAGAAAGGCTCAAAAGAGCATTACGAGAGCCTTGGCCCAATGGTGATGCCTGACATTTCCCCTTACAAATCCATGATCGACGGTTCAATGATTACAAGCCGTTCGGTACATCGTGACCACTTGCGACAACATGGTTGCATTGAGGTGGGCAACGAAAAGATGGAAACCAAGTTGCCACCACCGATAGACACACGCAAGGAAGTCATGCGGCAGCAGCTGGCAAACATGACGCATAAGCAAGCTAATCAAGTTCTTACTCAACTACGCCGTAAATTTACCTAAAAGGGGTATAAATTGGAAAATACTGAACAACCAGATCGTCGTGAATTACTGTCACAGCAGTTCGACGAAGTTCAGAATGAAACACCAGTCGAGCTAGTCAAGACCCAAGCCGAACCCAATCTCGAAGCGCCAGAGCCTCCCGTCTGGGAACGTCCTCCGGCATCGTGGAAGAAGGATTACCACGAAGCGTGGACAACGGCTGATCCGAAGCTCAAAGAATACGCTTGGAAACGTGAAGAAGAAATGAGAGCAGGCGTTCAGCCTTTGCTTTCTAAAGCTCAATATGCTGACCAAATGCAGCAAGCCATTGAGCCGTACATGAACAATATCCGTGGTTTAGGCATCGAAGCGCCACAGGCGGTCAAAGCCTTGATGGAAGCTGATAACGTCTTGCGTCACGGCTCACCACAACAAAAACAACAGTATTTTGCACAATTAGCACAACAGTACGGCATCAATATGGGTGAAACTCAGTTTCAGCCAACCGATCCCAACTTTTTTGCTATGCAAAATGAGCTTGCACAAGTCAGAGGTGAGGTGCTAAATTGGAAACAACAGCAGGAAACTGCTCAGAATCAAGCACTTTTGAGTGAAATCAACCAATTTCAAGCAAAAGCGGAGTATTTTGAGGAAGCACGACCAACAATGATCCAGTTGCTCAACAGCGGCGTGGCGCAAGACTTGGATGATGCTTACCAAAAAGCAATACGCCTAGATAACGACTTGTTTAATAAGCAGCAGCAAACCCTACAAGGGGCGCAAAATGCTGAACGACGGGAACAAT